GTTAGTGGGAACGTTAGTACAGAGTATATAACATATTCAGCAGCAGAACAATATACAATTAGTGTACTGGGGAATGAAAATATTAACGAAATAATTTCAGTATCCGATAGTGATGGAAATAAGTGGTATGAAGTAATGTCTTTAGGACAGGATACAGTTTTAGATGAAAGTGCAAATAATACCACAAATTCTCCAGATTTAAGTGATTATGCTGGAGATACACCATATCTAATGAAACTTATTAGAACACCAAGAAGATTTGTTACATATTTACGAGGTGATAATAGAACTGAATTAAGATTTGGTTCAGGAGTTTCAGATAATCCTGATGAAGAAATTATACCAAATCCAGATAATGTTGGATCATCTCTTTCTACAGGAGTTTCTAAATTAGATACTACATTTGACCCAAGTAATTTTTTAAAAACGCGGACTTATGGATTAGCACCATCTAATACAACATTAACAGTTGTTTTTGCGCACGGCGCTTCACATACAGATAATGTAGGTGTTAAACAATTATCAAGAATTGTAAATAAAGTAACATCAATACCAAATTCAAGCACTTTAAATTCAGCTACTGTAACTGCTACATTACAGTCTATTAGGGCTATAAATAATGAAGCAGCTGTTGGAGCTAAAAATGCAGAAACATTACAAGAAATAAAAAGTAATGCAGCTGCTAATTTTCAATCACAAAATAGAGCAGTTACTAAGAATGATTATATGGTAAGATCATTAGCAATGCCTTCTAGATTTGGAAGTATAGCAAAAGTTTATGTAGTACAAGATGATCATTTAAGTGATATAGCAGAATCAGTCAGCGATAAATCAGGTGCTTCATCAAGTGATTCAGAGGATTATACACAAGGTGGTACTGATCAAAAAGAAAAATATGGATAAAAACTATGCCTAGTCAAGATAATAAAAACCCGTTAGCATTAAATTTATATGTTTTATCATATGATGGAAATAAAAATTTAACTGCACCCAATCAAGCAACTAAAGAAAATTTACAAACATATTTAGGACAATATAGAATGGTAACAGATGCTATTAATATTAAAACTGCGTATGTTATTAATATTGGAGTTAAATTTTCTATAATGACATTACCACAATTTAATAAAAATGAAGTTTTAGTTAGATGTATAAATGAAGTAAAATCATTTTTTAATATTGATAGGTGGCAAATAAACCAACCTATAGTTATATCTGATTTATTATATAAATTATCAGTTGTTGAGGGAGTTGCTGTTGTAGTAACACCAGAAGATGCTGTAGCATCTACTGCAAATCCTGCTGATAAGCCACAAATAATTATTACAAATAAATACCGAACTGCTGATGGTTACTCTGGAAATGTATATGATATGGATAAAGCATATTATAATGGAATATATCATACATCATTAGATCCAAGTATGTTTGAATTGAAATATTCAGATTCAGATATACAGGGTAAAGTAGTTGGAACTATAGGGGGATAATAAATGCATTATTTTGAATATCCAAGCGTAGATGCTACAATATATCAAGCAAGTCAATCTATGAATACGGGATTGGATCCTATATTAGAGGTTAGGAAAGATGTGAGTGCTACTGGTGATACTGTAAATGTTTCACGAGCGTTAGTTAAATTTGATTTAACCTATATTAGTTCTTCAGTAATAAGTGGGTTAATACCATCTACTGCAAAGTATTATTTAAATATGTATGATGCAAACCCAGAAGAATTAACAACTAGTGATCTTTTATATGCTCATCCTGTAAGTCAATCTTGGACTGGTGGAACAGGAGAATTTGATTCTAATCCTCAAATAACAAATGGAGTTAGTTGGAAATATAGTCAAGGAAAGAGTTCAGGTCAATATTGGATGTCAGGCAGTTTATCGGGATCTGGTGCTACTTGGTATAGTGGTAGTGGTGGCGCTAAACTTGATGCTTCACAATCGTACGATCATTCAACTACTGATATGAGAATGAATGTAACAGATATAATGAATGCTTGGATTTATTCTGGCTCAACATATCCAAACGAAGGGTTTTTAGTAAAGAGAAGTGGTAGTCTGAAAAATGCAGATACTTCTCAACCAGAGGGAAGTACAACACATTTAGGAAATTTTAGTTTTTTCTCAAGAGATACAAATACAATTTATTCACCAAAGTTAGAAGCAGTTTGGGATGATAGTTCTTGGAGTACAGGAAGTTTACAACCAATAACAGGCTCTGATTATGATGATATGGCTTTTTATGTTAAGGGGTTGAGGAGTGAATATAAGCAAGATTCTAAAACAAAAATACGAGTGGTAGGACGGGCTAGATATCCAGAAAAAACTTATGCTACTACACCTACTCAATTGGGTGTAAAGTATTTACCAAGTGGCAGTACTTATTATTCTATAAAAGATGCACAAACAGAAGAAGTTATAATTCCATTTGGAAGCGGTTCAATAGTAAGTTGCGATTCAACAGGAAATTATTTTAATCTTTGGTTAAATGGATTACAACCAGAACGAATTTATAATGTTCAATTTAAAGCAACTGTAAGCCAGAGTACATCAAATGAGCAAGATGTAATATCTCTTCAAGATCACACTTTTAAAGTGAGTAGATAATGCCAATAACATTCGAACAAGTTAAAACTGATTCGAGGTTCAAAGAAAAACTTGATTCATTTCAAGCTAAACGTTTAAAACGCTTAGAAAGTGAATATCAAGATTTATTTTTAACTGGATCAAGAGAAGATGGTAGTACAGTATTCAGAACTAAGAATGGAACAATAATATCAGTTGATTCAGATTTAGATCTTTATGGAGTAGATTCAACTGATCAATTAGTTCCAGTAAATTTAGAAAAAACTTCCCCAGAATCAGATAAAGTTGATGATATTGTAGATAAAAATTTTAAAGAGTTAATGGGTGGAGCTGGCTTAGGATTAAGTATAGAAGAATTATTTAATGAATATGAAAGATTAAAAGGAAGTATACCAGGAGAAGGTACAATAAATTCACATAGGTATTTGGTTGAAACAAGTGTTGAATATATAGGTGGAATGGATGAATTAGCTAGAATTAAAGCAGAGTTAGAACGAGAGTTAAAAGAATTAGAATCATTGATAGCAGAAACTGCTGAAAAAGAAGCGGCGTGGACTTCTTATTTAGCGGAAATGAATAATTTTGTAGATACTACTCAACCATATTCTCGGGCAGATTGGGAGCAAAAGGGAAATCCAATAGCATCAGCTGATGCTGGTTATCAAAAATTAAGGTTTGTTAAAAATTTACCTTATAGTGTTGCTACGACTCCTAAAGTTGATGTTACTGGAGTTCTTGAATTACCATATAGAGTTTCCAAAAGAACTCAACGTAGAAAAAATGGGAAATTATCAAGTGGTTGGAAAAAAATATATATAAAAGTAGATGCAGTAGGTGGTACTGGGATGACATATAGATGGTTTGTTGATGGAAATGAAATTTTTCCAAGTGATAGATATGGGGCTACTGATAAAGAAGTAGTAGAATATTTTCCAGCTAAATATAGAAAAAATCATGCAACAAGAGTTTTTACATGCAAAATATCGGATTCTCAAACCCAAGGGGAGATTACTTCGGGTCCAATTAAAGTACAGGTTGACTAATGCCAAGTAATGAATTAACATATAATGATTTTAATATGTTGTATACTTCTACAGCACATCCGACGTCATTTGGAAATGATACTAGAGATTTTGTATTAGTAACAGTTTTAGATCAAACTGGTGAAGTAATAGAAACTACAGAAATATCTGTAGAAGAATTGAAAGTAGGAGAATTATTTAATTTTAATCCAGGAAGAATACTTAGAAAATTAGGATATATAGCTGGATCTTATAAAGTAAGATTGAATTTTCTTAGAAGAAAAGCTGGTTCGAGTGTATATGGATTCTTTGATAACGATAGAGAATTGTGGAAAGGAGCAGTTCAAAAAATTGAAGGTAAGTATTATACTGGAACAAATCCACAAGATACAAATGTTGAACCATTAACAAGGGTAAAATTAGCATATGATGTGTCAGATATAAGTCCATCCAGAAAAGAAGTTAGATTACAATTAAAAAATATAGATGTAACTGAAAAAACTTCATATGCATCTAATTTTATAAATTTTGATACTGCAGCATATGATTACATTCCAAAAAGTACAGATGATTATACTTCAGAAGGAACTGTAAAAGTAGATACTTCTGATCCTTATAAAATTAAAGCAACTTTAACAGCTGAAGATATGGGATTTTCTCCAGCTATGGTAGGGGGTAAGTTAACTATAGATAATGCATTTATTATATCATATAAAACAACTAATCTTACCGTAACGGATAATACTAATAAAACAATTACAAAAACAAATACTGTAACAGATTATGTAGATGATGAAGAAAATCCAAATATAGATGTAGGTCTTAAAGATGATACTACAGAAACAACAACTGGAGGTCGTGGTGGGCTTTCAACTGAACGAGACGAGTTTGATTTATAATGGCTAAGCAAGATCCAAATTATACAGAAAAAGATGCTCAAAGAGATGCACGAAAAGCTGCTGGTGAACAGGAAAAAAATGCCCCTGGAGTAGGAAAAGTAGTTGAATCAATACCTCAATATGCTCCATTTATATCTGAAATTGTAGAGGTTAAAAGTCGTGATACTATAGTTGTAGAAGCAAATTTTAAAGATGAAGGAATATCATTATCGGCACAAGATGGTGATTATGAAGGTACTAACCCAAGAAAACCATTAACATTTCATGTTACATTTGATAATATTGATGTAAATGATCTATCACATTATTTGTATACAGAAGATAATAATCTTTATTTAATTGTAAATACTCATCAGGAATCAGAGAAGAAAAAATTATTAAAATTATATTCATCAATTAGTGAAGCCTCTCTACAAAATGTTTCCGTAATAGAAGAAATTATTGATCCAGTTGAAGAAGATGTACTTTTAATACCAGAAGATGAGATTGATGAAGATGTAACTTTCTTATTAGATTCACAATTTGATTTAGAAGCAGCCCAAGGCTCATTTTTTGATAATAAATCAACACAATACAAAAATTTATCTGATTTAATAACAAGTGATGTAAATATATCAGAACAAATTAGAACAGATATATTAAGTTCTAGTTTACAATCAGTTGATTTAAATATAGATTTTGAAAAATATGATAATTTTACTGTATTTGGTTCTGCTGTATCTAAACTTGATAATGCAAAATATAAATTTGATAAGATAGAATCGTTATTAACTACATCTGCATCATTAGCAACTAGTTCTACTACAGGATCTTTAGGAAAAGAATTAAGTTCGGTACATAGACAAATTAGAGATGTTAAATTAAACTTTACACCATATGAAAAGTATTTGTATAGTACTGTTTCAACTGTTGTAAGTGGATCAGAATTTTTAGGGACGGAACGATATAATGCATCATGGCCAAAAACTGGAAGTGGAACATTTAGTGATCCATATACACCAATAACTTCATCTCATGCAGATTTTACATCTTGGTATGGGAGTGTTGTAAATGAAACTGGTCAGGCATATAGTGCATCGGTATTTGATATGGATAATGAAAATAGATTAGCTAATAGAATACCAAAATATATTGTACAAGATAATTCCAATGAAGATTTTTTAAACTTTATAGATATGGTTGGAGAAATGTATGATGAAGTATGGACATATATTAATCATATTCCAAAAATATATGAAACTTATGATTCGAATAAAAAAGGATATTCAAATGATTTAATTCAAGATGTAGCGAAAAGTTTTGGATTAGATTTGTATAATGGGGCAGATTTATTAGATTTACCAAGATATCAATACGGGCAATACCAATCAGGATCTGATTCTGCGTTCACAACATATTCAGCTGAACCCCAGAAAGATTTAGGTAGAAAAATACATAGAAGATTGGTTAATAATATACCCTTTTTCTTAAAAACAAAAGGTACATTAAAATCTTTACGGGGAATGGTTAATATGTTTGGAATCCCTGCTACTATTTTAGATGTTAGGGAATACGGTGGTCCATCTCTTCCTGGTCAAGTAAAATCATTTAATATAAAAAGAAAGTTTACTAAATCTTTAGATTTTAGAGGTGGGCAATATGTTCAAGTACCTTGGGCACACGATGGAAATACAGGAAGAAGACCAGATACAGTTGAATTTAGATTTAATTCTGTAAATAGTGGAAGTCAAACTCTTGTTGAAGCTGTAAATGGATCTACAAAACATTGGGAAGTTAAATTAAGAGAAGATTCTGGTACAACCGATAATGTTGGGCATGTTGATTTTCAATTATCTGGATCAAGTGGCTATGTTTCAATGTCTACAAGTGCTATGCCATTATATGATGGTGAATTTTGGTCTGTTATGGTTTCAAGAGAATCTGGTAGTGGTGCATATGTAGCATCTGATAGTGGATCTCAAGCCGTAACATATAGATTAGCAGCTAAAAAATATGATGCAGGAAGAGGTAAGATATATTATACGTCTGAAACTTCTATGTCTATAGATGGGGCTAATACAGTTTCTCAATCATTGAATACTTCTTGGTTAACTCCTAATCAGGTTAATGTTGGTTATGGTGCAGCTGGATATTTAACTGGTTCTATGATGGAGTTTAGATATTGGAATTCACCACTTACAATGTCGGCATTTGATAATCACGTTACTTCACCAAAAGCTTATAATGGAAATCATGCTTCAGCTTCGTATACTGATTTAGTATTTAGATTATCGTTTGATGATAATAAAGATTTGAGTGTAGCTGCAAATACACAATTACAAGATAAAAGTGGAGATACTTCATTAACTACAATTACTGGTAGTGCTAAGAATTTTAGTGGAAATTTTTATGCTAGTGTAGTAGATGAAGATAAAATGTTAGTACCAAATATTGGTCCTAAGAAAGAAAGTAATGTTAAGATGCGAGTTATTAGCTCAAGTCTTGAAGGTGGTGGCTTACAACCATATATTCCAGGATATAGTTCTAAACGATCGGAAAAAAGTTTATTAGATGCAGCTCCAAAAGATTCACCGAAAGTAGGAATATTCTTCTCACCAACAGATGTAATAGATGAGGATATTGTTAGATCTTTAGCAGATTTAGATTTTCATCAATATGTTGGAGATCCAAGAGATTTACCTAAACCAAGATATAGAAGATTACATGAAATAAAAAATGCGTATTGGCAAAAATATAGTTCACCAAATAATTTTTGGGATTATATGAGATTAATAAAGTATTTTGATCAGATTATATTTAAACAAATAAAAGATATTTTGCCAGCTAGAACAAGGCCCGAATTTGGATTAACAGTTAAACAAAATATTCTTGAACGATCAAAAGATATTATTTCAAGAGGATTAAGTTTTGAATCCCCAAATTTTGAAGGACACATAGATGCATCAATATATGCAAAAGAAGTTACTACAAAATTAACTGGAAGTATAAATGATAAGGAAGGAATTATTTCTGGATCTACTGAAATATTTAATATACCAACATTAACCAGATTAAATTATACAGGATCACATAAAGGATATTGGGGAAATACATATATATCTTCTTCAGTTACAAGCGGTGGTCCTGAATATGTGTTTGAAGAAGTTTTACAACCAGAAATAACTGGCTCGATTATTTCACCACATAATTTAGAAACAAAATATTATTATAGTAGTTCAGTAAGCCGATCTTTGAATTTATATTATTCTTCATCAACAGCTCGTTCCACTATAGATAGTAAATATGATCAATTTAGTGCATTAGCTAATTTGATGTTTGAAGGATGTAAACAGACTAATGCTACGACTGTGTTAAATAATTATGCAGGAAACTTTGATCCAGTAGAAACTTCGGATACTACTCCACTAAGAATAGTATCTCAAGATCCTGGAAAATCACAATTGAGAATAGATTAATGTATAATATATTTTATTATTATATTTATAGTAGAGTAAACGCAGTTATATACGAAAACCAAATATACTTAGGAGTAAATAATGGGATTTTTAGATAATACCACGCAAACCATAGATGCTATTCTTACCAAAAAAGGTAGAGAATTATTGGCACGTGGAAATAATGAATTTAAAATTACAAAATTTGCATTAGGAGATGATGAAATTGATTATGGTCTCTATGATGTTTCTCACCCAGATGGAACTAATTCATATGGAGCGGCTATAGAAAATATGCCGTTACTTGAGGCTATTCCAGATGAGAATCAGATAATGAGATACAAACTTGTTACTTTACCAAAAAATACAGTTAAATTACCTGTTATTAAGTTGGCAAGTTCAGCATTAACATTTACAACCGCAAATGAACAACAGATTATATCACCAGCAACAACTAATGGTAATGATGGAAAAGGTGGATATACATTTATATTACATAATTCGGATGCAGCAGATTTGTTTGTATCTGCAGGTGGTGGGGTTGAACAACGAGGTGGAACTGTTCCAGTATTCCTTAGTGATGCTGATAGGAAGAGAAGTACTACAGTAATAGGTAAAGTTGTTAATATAGTATCCAAAGCAACTACATCAGCAATTACAACACAGTTGACTATTTTTGGGAATGATTCTGGAGCATCTCAAACAATTAGTGTAACTGTAAGTGCAAATAGTTAGGAGTTAGAAAATGGCTGAAATATATACAGTATTTAATACAGAAGAAGATATAATAACCGATATTAATCAAACTATTAGTTCTGGTTTATGGTCGGGGGGTATTGGAACGCTTCAAACAATGCACACTTCTTCTACACAAAGTGGAAGTTCGGGAAAATATTTTTACGATGTTTATAAAACCAATCCTTCTTCAGATAGCGAAGCAGAGGTTCAGTTTTCAATGGCGTTTGGACATTTAGATGGTAGTGGAAGTGCTGGGATATTAGGAACTTCATATACAGATAGACCATCGGCAGCTGTTTATTCTCAATTTAGAAATTTACTTCTTGCACCGAATGATACTAAGTTTACTTTTTCTCCATCTAAAGATATAAAACACATTTACGCTATTTCTATGGCTAGAGCTAGGATGCGTGAAAAAGTGGATCCAGGGAACTGGGAATTACATTTAAGTAGCAGTGCAGGAACTGTAAAATTGATTGATGATAGTGGTGCTACAACTGATCCAACAGTTTCTCAGGGTGGTAGAGTTTTTAATATAGTAAGTGGTTCAATAACAAGTGGCACAGCAGTAACAAACACAGCGGCAGCAAGTGAAACAACTGATGGTGCGTATGGATTATTTTATCCTGATATGGGTATTATGATTTTAAATGGACAAAAACTTGATAATGGATATCTTGCATTAGCTACTAATACTGCATCAAATGCTGCTCATAATAATACGGGTAAATTATATAATTCCGTTTCTGCAAGTTCTTATTTTGTAGCTAG